ATGATAAAGATTAATAACTGCGTCAATCTGTTTCCCACTCAATAGGAAGTTCAATGTGATAAAAGTCCTCCATGATTTCTTTTGTTATCTTTTTCACATTTGTTGAATCTTTTCCTTTTTCAAGTTCTTTATTGATTAACTTTTTGCCTCCGTTACATAGTCTGATTATCTCTTCAGCGTTTTTTGTAGCATTAAATAATTCATACACTAAATCAAAATTGTACTTAGTATCTTTCAAAAACTTAGCAGGCGACATCTTAGCAGCTTTTTTCAAGGCTGTAGCAAATTCCTTCGGAGTAGCATCCCATGGAATAATGATTGCTCTGACGTTCTCGAACAGTGGGTCATATATTTCCTTTCCTTCTACCTTCGACAGTCCTCTATAATCACGCAAAACAGGATAAGCACCGCATAACATCGCTTCGATAATAAAGCCGTTTATGTGCGTACGACAATAACGTGCATAATGTTCAGCCCAAGATGGGTCAATAGCAAACTTCGTATTTTTCAAAGTATCTATAACCTCACCGCCCGACATTTGACCCATATACTCCATACCAAATTTTTCGGCTCTATTCCAAAGAGAAAGTTTACCATCAAGTTTTTTAGGAAGGTCTGGGTCACGTTTCGTGGTGCACATATAGTTACTCTTTGTCTTAGTCTCACTGGTCATATAGTTATATTCTATGCCTGTCCCAGCAATTTTTACTTTGAAACGTTCCTCCTCTCCCTTCTGAATATAAGGAACGGCAGCAATCAACTCTTCCATGTGCTTCATAGACTTGAACATATGAGCGGCAAAAAAGTCCTCTTTGCGTTTATTCATCATCTTCATAGGCATTTTAGCACCGCTGGGAAGATAACGTGGATTTAGTAACAAACTTCTCGGAATGCCTATTTCAGAACAGCATTGATAGGCAGCTAAATGAGCGCAAGCAAGAAAAGTTATTTTATCTTTTAAAGCAGATATATTGCTCGCTCTTATATTGAAATAAGCATCATGCGCTGCAAATATCATTTTAGTAGAAGAAGAAATATCAAGAAATTTCCACCAAAAATTAAATTCAATCCCTTTTCTATCCCAAGCAGAACTCTTTGTTGGCAAAAAATTCCATATTATTATATCAACATCTTTTACCAATTCTTTCCACCTTTCTACAGCGTTTTTTTCGTACACTCCAATACGATTGCTTGGCGGCAAAAAATAGCCATAGTAATTATTTCTCCAATATCCTGTTACTTCATCTTTCTCGTAACCTCCAGCCTGTGAATGAAATTTTATCTTTCTTTGATGTTCTCCAGTTTCAAACTCTTTGACCTTTTTATTGTAAGCACTTTGAGTAGTGGAAGCAGGAGTCATTTGAGCAACATCTACTTCACAACCTAAATCTCTAAATGCTTTTAGCATTGAGGCAACGTATTCAACAATACCTCCGTACTTGGAAATTTGAAAATCTGCAAATAATACTTTCATAATAAACCTCTTTTCTTCAATGACATTTTCAGCTTCATTTCATCAGTCCATTTATGACCATAATTTGAAGCGTTCTTGCCAGTATATTTACCTTTCTTGCTCAAAGACATCTTAGCTCTCTGTTCTAATGTCCTCTTCTTTCCTTTTCTTAACTCTGCGTTTCGCTTCGATACTTCAGGATTTTTCATTGGATTTTTGTCTCCTCTAATAGCCTTACCATTACCGAAGTTTGGATTTTTATCACCTGAAAAATCAGCATGATTAATACTTATTTTAATTCTTGTTTCTTCAGAAACAAATCTTCCAGTGTTTATTCTTCTTAAAAACTCTTTCTGTTCTTGACTCATTTTTCTACCCTTCCAAGGAGCTTCATTTTCAGTAAACCATTTCTTTTTAGATACTGAAATTTTCATCCTTGTTTGCTCATCTACTTTGTGATTATCACCTCCCCAAAGTATGTTACAACCGCCAAGTTTATAGGAGTAATGAGACTTTGTTTTCTTGATGTAGTATTCCTCAAGAATATCTAAACCTTTCTGATTAACCATTTCAGAAGCATACAAAACTTCTCGTTTGATTAGCTTTCGCCAACAGGTCGGATAATCTTGCTTCAAACGATTTATAAAATCTGTCCAAATAGCTCCGCTGCCTGGATAATTGCTACAATTTCTGGAAAGAAACTTATCAATTGACTTTGTTTCCCAGTGTTGTCCTACATAGAACGGTTTATGTCCGTCAAACTTATATTTTGCTATGATAGTGAATTTGTATATAATGCCGTGCATATCAAAACGGTAAATCGTCAATAATTCTTGAATAAATCTCTTCTGGCAATTCTTTCTTAATATAACCCTGTTCATAGAACTGCAGCCCTGATTGCGACTTATAAAATTTAGAAGCCAGTTTCCATTTTACTTCATGAAATTCTTGTACTGGAACGGAACGCTCCAAAGAATATTCTTGTTTTTGTTTTTCAACTTGAGGCTGAGAACGTCTCTTATAAGAGTGCGGAAATTCACGATAATACAATAAATTAGATACTAATGATTGTAAAGTTTCTCGGACAAATAGATGAAAAGGGTGACCAACTCCCCACGGAACTACAACCGTGTACCCTTTGTTCTCCTTTAAGAACTTTCTAACCCAATTTACAAGTGTTTCCTCAATCTCTTTCAGCGTTTCCCTCCCGAAGTATTCATTAAGATATTTATAAGCATCCTCAACAGTTACTTCTTTGTATTCTTTATTAAATCCGTAATAACTATCATCTTTGAAATCTAAATATAAATGATGAAACGGAATATTAAGAAAATCAAACAATTTTTCATCCTCTAATATTCTCTTTGTGTCATTCTCTACAGTCAACACCTGAACCTCGTATTGAGGGAGGAACAGAAGATGAGAACAACAAAAAAGAATATCGTCTGAGTGAGGCTGTATCAATAACAATTTTTCAGTTTTCATTACAATTTCATTTACTAACTTTTATGTTCAGTTTTACTCCTTTTAACTTTGGATGATTGCTCTTTTTCTTAATAGGAATTGTGAAAGCCCTCAATTCTTCATCCCACGCAAATCCAGGTTTTTTATGATTTATTGTACAACGACAATATGGATGAGTAGGAGAAATTGTCGGTAACCAATCTTTGACTTTCCTTCCTATATTATTACCATTAGCAATAATATCTTTAAGTTTGAAAACAATTGGCTCACTATCTGGGTCTTCAGGGTCAACCAAATACAATTCTTTACAACGATTGCATGCCCCAACGTACACATCGAAATAAACCTCAGCATCAGCTCCGTACTCTTTCAAAATACTTTGAGCCCGTCCTGAATTATATGCCTCATGTGTTAAATAATAAGATATTCTCAGCCAATCAACTTCCCAATTCTGAGAAGTTTCAGCAAGGTCTGCGGCAAGTCCTCTTGCACCTACTCTTAATTCAACTGCTTTGATTGTTTTTTCTCTAATCATTTTTTGAGCCATTAAGGAACGTTGTTGATTATTTTTTAATACAACGTTGCTTAATCCGTTTCTCATCCTGTTACCCAAATTAGTTATATCGGTATAAGCTCTTTGTTTAACAGTTTGTAAAGCAAATTCCTCTTCTTCAGTTAGCGGTATGAAATTTCCAGATGCTAAAAACTTTTGGAATTGAGCATAATTCATTTTTTTAGCTCTCGCATCCCCGATAGCTTCAGCCAATATACCAAATAAAAATGCGTGTTCAATAACACCTTTCTTATTTTTGTAACTATCTAAATCAATACCTGCTGCTAAAAGCAAAGCCTTATCAGCCTGAGAAAGAAAATCTAAACCAAGCTGACTTGCTATGAATATCAATTCGTATCTTTTGAGAATTGATAACATATCCTGAATCTGTCCTTGTGTAAATATCATTTCCGTTCCTCCTTAGTTTCTTTAATTGCCGAAGCGGTTGCTTGGGCCATATATTTCAAGACTTCTGCAACCGCTTCTGCTGTATTCTTATTCCATTCTTTTACAAAAGTATTTTCATACTCGGTAACAGTTGGAAAAGGAGAAGGAATGAAATGACTGTTTTTTGTTTCCTTCTTTGACATGTTATAAGAATTTTATGCGGTAAATCTGAAAAGTTCCGCCATTGTTATGATACGATACATTAACATTGCCTTTATAGTCTTTCAGCTTCTTCATAATCTCTTTCTCAGGCATACCGTGCTTAAAACCGAAATGTCGGTTATTATTTAATCTGTTATACAAATTTGCCGCTGGATATGAAGTATGAGTAGGAACTGGATAATTGCCTAATTTGCCGTCACCCTTATCATAAGCGTCCGCTATCTCGCTCTCATATGAAGATTTTTCTGGCTTCTTTTTCGTTTCCAATCCTACTTCTTTTGCCAAAGCAGACTTTACTCTCGGTTTCAAATCAGTACCACCTGAGTCTCCTGCGCTTTCGCTACCTCCCGAAGTAGAAGATGAACCCTTCTTGGCCACACGCCAATCACCCTTACCGCCATTAACAGATGCACTCCAAACCCACTTACCATTAGGGTGCATATCTCCGTCTTGATGTTTTGCTTTTTCTATGTCGTTATCCTCAGCCTTCTCT